CAGAAGATTTGGTATTAGATTTATTTGGAGGATCAGGCTCCACTTTACTAGCCTGTGAAAAAACCAAACGCAAAAGCAACCTTATGGACTTAGACCCTAAATATTGCGATGTAATTATTAAACGCTGGGAAGACTATACAGGTCAAACAGCAAAACTACTCGAAAGAGGTACTGATACAAACAGTTTGAAAGAGGAAAAACAATGGCAAGACCAAAAAAATACAATATTGACACAGAAGAAATTACTAAATTAGCTTCTTATCATTGCACAAATACAGAAATAGCAGACTTTTATGGGTGTGATGAAAGCCTAATTAGGAAAAAATATTCCGATTATCTAACAAAAGGAAGATCAAAAGGAAAAATGAGATTAAGACAACTGCAATGGCAATCGGCTGAAAAGGGAAATGTAACGATGCAGATATTCTTAGGTAAACAAATGTTAGGTCAAACTGATACACCTAATGAATCACAAAATAATGAACCACTACCATTTATAGATTAATATGGCTAAATACAAAGGAAGAGAAGTAAAATTAAATAAACCATTTAGAACACCTAGTGCATCTAAAAAGTTTGGGGTTTATGTAAAAGATAGATCGACAGGCAATGTAAAAATTGTTAGGTTTGGTGCTAAAGGTATGAGTATAAAAAAGAACATACCAGCGAGACAAAGAAGTTTTATGGCACGATTTAAACCTATTCTTGAAAATGTAAAGGGCCAAAAGAATTTATCACCAGCTTATTGGGCGGTGCAAAGCTGGAAAAAAGGGTTTAAACTGTGAATGATACTAGCAAGATTATGCAATGGCTTAATCAAAAAGTTAATGGTTTAAAACCATCTGAGGAAAAAGAATTTATATTTAACAGCGATTACGCTGGAAGAAAAGTAAACATAAGAATTAAAATAGATGCCCTTAACAGCACCTCAGAAACAAGTAGTCGAATCCAAAGCTAGATTTAAGGTATTAGTAACAGGCAGAAGATTTGGAAAAACTCATTTAGCCATAAGACAACTAATAAAACACGCATCAAAGCCAAATAAAAAAGTTTGGTTTGTTTGTCCTACATATAGACAGGCTAAACAAGTTTGTTGGTTGGCTTTAAAAGATCGTTTACTAGAACTCAAATGGGTTAAGAAAACAAACGAAAGTGATCTATCAATTAACCTTGTAAATGGCTCGATTATTGCCTTACGAGGTGCAGACCGATCTTATGATAGCTTGAGAGGTGTTGGCTTAGATTATTTAGTAATGGACGAGTTTGCTGATATAGCAAGTGAAGCGTGGTTTGAAGTATTAAGAGCAACTTTATCGGATCGTAAAGGTGGTGCGATGTTTACAGGCACACCGAGAGGATATGGTAACTGGGCGTATGATTTATTCTGTAAAGGTGCTGAAGATAATGATTGGGACAGCTTTCAATTTACTACTTTAGATGGTGGTCAAGTTGATGACGCTGAAGTCGAACAGGCTATGAATGATCTTGATGAACGGACATTCAGACAGGAATATCTAGCTACCTTTGAAACATACGCTGGAGCTATCTATTATAACTTTGATAGAGAGCAGAATGTAAAAAGATTAAAGATTGATGAAACTGCTATTCATATTGGTATGGATTTTAATATTGATCCAATGAGTGCGGCAGTATTTCAACTCAATCAAAATATAATTAATTTTATTGATGAAATAGTTATCTATTCATCAAATACAGAAGAATTGGTTAAGGAAATTAAAACAAGATACGCTGACCGACAGATAATAGTCTATCCAGACCCAGCTTGTAGACAACGAAAGACATCTGCTGGTGGAAAGACTGATTTAAACATATTACAAAACGCTGGATTTACAGTACGAGTTAAAAATGCACACCCTCAAGTGCGGGACAGGATTAACGCTGTTAATTCACGATTAAAAAATACAAACGAGCAAAGAATGATGTTTATTGACACTAAGTGTAAGAACATTATTAGAGGCTTGGAAAGACACCTTTACAAAGAGGGAACTACGCAACCTGATAAGGATAGCGGATTTGACCATATGAACGATGCGATAGGATATGCAGTAGATTATTTGTTCCCTATAAGAAAACAATACACAAAACAATTACCTCAGAGATGGAGCGTTAAATAATGTACTTAATAAGTGAAAACATGGAGTCCTTAATTCGCAATAAAGAATTTTTGGAAAATAAACACAGTAATTATGATCTAATGATTTCAAGATGGAATTTTTACCTAAGATCATATTTAGGTGGTGAAGAATATAGATCAGGTGGTTTCTTACACGAATACGCACTAGAACTAGATTTAGAATATCAAAACAGAATTAATTACACACCAATAGACAATCATTGTAGAAATATCATTAGTATTTACTCTAGTTTTTTATTCAGAGTGCCACCTACAAGAGATTATGGAATATTAGAAAGTGATCCTAGTTTAGAATCATTCTTAACTGACACAGACCTAGACGGACAGAATTTTAATGCGTTTATGAAGAACGCACAGACTTATTCCAGTGTGTATGGCAATGTATGGATATTTGTAGATAAGCCAGAAAGTAATGCACAAACAAGAGCAGAAGAACTTAGTCAAGATATTCGACCTTATTTGACAATGATAACACCAGACAATGTGATGGACTGGAACTATGTTAGAGCGGCAAGTGGTCGGTATGTATTAGATTACATCAAGGTAAGAGAAGAAGTTACATCTAGTGGATCGTATTACAGAATGTGGACACCCAATGAAATATCGTATGTGTTCGTACCTAAGACTGGTAAATCAAAGATAATTGAAAGAAAACCAAATCAAATTGGAACAATACCAGCCATTTGTTTGTATAACAAAAGATCACCAAGACAAGGTGTAGGTATTAGTGATTTGACAGATGTTGCATTATTGCAACAGTCTATTTACAACGAGTTATCTGAGATGGAACAACTAATCAGATTATCAAACCACCCTAGCTTAGTTAAAACACAAGGTGTTGAGGCTAGTGCTGGTGCAGGTGCAATCGTATCTATGCCTGATGATTTAGACAGTGGATTGAAACCTTATTTATTGCAACCAAGTGGCTCTAACCTTAGTGAGATTAGATCGTCTATTGAACAGAAAATAGAGATGATTGATAGAGCAACCCATATGTCAGGGGTAAGACAAACTAAAACCCAAGTACAATCAGGGATTGCTTTACAGACTGAGTTTGAAAACCTTAACTCAACATTAAGTGAAAAAGCTGATTTATTGGAAAACGCAGAAGAGCATATATGGTCTTTATTTGCTAGATGGCAAGGTAAGACATTTGACGGAGAAATAGACTACCCTGATAGCTTTAATCTAAGAGATTATGCTTCTGATCTACAATACTTACAACAAGCTAAAGCAAGTGGCGTAAGATCAAGCACATTCCAAAAAGAAATTGATAAACAGATTGTTGATGCAGTTATTGATGATGATGCAGTTATTAGTTCTATTAATGACGAAATTGAAGCACAGACAGAAGTAGGAGTATTTGAAACAGCACAGACTGAAGCTGAAGTGAGTGAAGAATGAGAAGTGTAGTTATTATAGTTATACTACTTGCTATAGTATTGTGGTCTTGGTCTGCTTTAATGGATAGTGCGATGGCTGATGTTACATCAAGTGGCTCGACTACTAATGATCAAGTAAATTCAACAGGATCAAATACTGCCATCACAGGTGGGTATTCATCAACTGCCACGACCAACTATCAAGACGGAAGTTCAAGTAACACTACAACTAACAATACCACTAACGCATATCAAGGTGATTCTAGAGTAGTACCGAGTGCTTCTGCGCCAAGTATTAGTGCAATGAGCCAAGACCTTTGTACTGTCGGTATATCTGCTGGTGGTCAATCATTTTCATTTGGTGCAAGTGTAGGAATGACAAAGCGTGATTTAAATTGTGAGAGATTGAAACTAGCTAAGAGTTTACACGATATGGGAATGAAAGTTGCCGCTATCGCTATTATGTGTCAAGACTCAAGGGTTTTTAGTGCAATGCATATGGCAGGGACTTACTGTCCCTATAACTCAAAAATTGGACTTGATGCAAAAGCTGAATGGGAGAAGTATGGTAAGTTAAGACCTGACTATGAGGAGTATGTAAAAACACTTCGCATCACAGAGCAAATAGACAATAAAATTTTAAAGGATATGAATGGGGAAGATCAAACTATTAATTATAGTGGGGGTACTGTTAAGCTCGGTAGCGACTAAAGCCGAGACTATTTGTTTGCAAGATGTTCCCAATATTGGTGATCAGACCTGCACAACGACTTACAGCACAGGAACTACAACTACTACAAGTAATTTAATATCGCAGACTTTTAATGATGGTAGCTGGAATGGAACGATGTTTCCTGACAGTTCAGACTTAAATGAATCAACCTATTTAACAGGCAAAGATGGTAAGTATGCTGAGACAACTCTTAACAGCATAGACCTGATGACTGAAGATGAATTGAGACAAGGTTTTACAAGTAATTTTAACGCTGACATACGCTGGTGGAATAAGTGGAACTCAACAGTTACTATGAGCCAAACAGCAGTAAGTGGTAATGGGGACACTACTACACAAACATTATTATTGACTGATACGACTAATGCTAATTATGAGTATAATAATTATGGTAATATATTGATTGTATCACCTAATGCTGAGTACACGCACGGAACGCTAACAGCAAGGTTTGATTTTGATATAGATGATGCCGCAGGTAATTGGAATGGTGGACACAGTGGGGTTGATGTAACCGACCCAACACTTAATCTGCTTTACACAACACTTACTCAAGCAAGTAATACTGTTGTTAAGTTTTGTTGGGAGTTTACACCCAGCACTTGTCCTGAAGCAGTTAATGAAATTGTAGATACAATTGGTGATATAGAAACCGATTTAGAAAACATATTTGTAGATATAGAAGCACCTGAGATTGATTTACCTGTAATAACCTATGTGCCTGAGACTTTTGAAATAGACGAGCCTGAGATTGAAATAGAAATAATAAATATTGAAGCAGTTGATATGATACCTGATATGGAGACAGTTGAAATATTATCTATACCAGTTGAAATGTCTATGATTGATGATGCACCTATAGAAGAATTTACTACGGAAGAAATATTAGATGCATACGATATTGAGCCAGTTATGGAAACACAACCTGAAATTGAATCCACAACTGAAACCATTATTATTGAGGAGAATGTTAATGAAGTTCCTGAAGAAGAACTTGCTATGGTTGAAGAGCCTATGGAAGAGCCTATTGCAGAAGAATCTATGTCCGTGCAAGAAGAATCCATTGTGCCTGTGCAAGAAACAACCGAAGAAGTTATTGAAGAAGAAAGTATTGAAGAAGAAGTTACCCAAGAAGAGATACAAGAAGAAAGCAGTGGGGTGGAAGAAGAGGTAGAAGTTGTCGAAGAAGAAGAATCCAGTAGCGAAGATGTTGTTGCAGACGAATCAATACAGGAAACAGACGATACCCAACAAGAAGAGAATGTCGAGACAGAAACTCAAGAAGATAACTCTGTCGATATAAAGATTGCAAAGATTGAGAAGTACATAGAAAGCAATGTTAAAAACGCTGTACAAAAAGCAGAAGCAACATTGACTGTAGTAAGTGAGTTAGTCAGTAGAGAGATGAAAGCTAATCAAGTTGATATATCTAGTTATGATAATATTAATCAAGCTATCTTTGATAATAGACAGCTTCCTGATGGCAATGCAGACTTCTTTAATCAAGTAGCTTTAGTTGGTTACGATAAAACTATTTATACTAATCAAGTTTCATTAAGTGTTACTGATCCAATTGTAGAACATACAATTAAATTAAATGATGCTCGTATTGAAACTAATAAGAAATTTAATGAACTGAGGGAGTTAATTAATGAACGAAATAATATCTAAACTGAGTGGTTATGCG